CTGGTATTAGACATAGAGTATCTTTTAAAATTACTGTATCTGTATCGATACCATTTAGGTCGACATCTGATAATAGTTCTTCACCAGATGTTAGTCTTAATAATTGTACGTTCTTCATTTCGTCTCCATAATTACTATATTATAACACACTTTACTGTATTTGTAAACTGTTTTTTTACCCAAAGAAATCCTCCAGGGTATTTACCTCCTCAGAACTCCAACCAACAGCATCAAGGATTGGTTCTATTGGGTCCAGAAATGTTTTCTGGAATTGTAGTTCGTAGTCTATGTATTTATGCAAGTTAAATTCTTCTGGTAAGAAATCAACAAAGCCAATAACATTTTCTTTGATTGGATTTGGTGTTCTTAGATAGACAAATTTAATCTTGTCACCATTTTGTATCTGTGTATATTTTTTGGTCAATGATAAATCTTGGACCATTCTGTTATAAAGTAAAGCAGCTCGGATATGCATTGGTGTACCTTTCTTATAGATGTTACCAGCATCTCTATACTCTTTTACTTTTGAAGCACCTCTTGGAAAAGCCACAGCATCTGGACCAAGGGTCTTGAAATAATTTTTAAATTGTTCGATAGCCTTTTGTACTTCTGTTTCATCTTTGGACATGATAACTTTAAATAGTTCTTTGAGGCCATCACGACATGGTTCTGGTGTAGAACTCTTAATAGCTTCAATACCCATGATCTTGAGTTTTGGTTTGGCATATCGAACACCTTCGTTATCTAATACATTAAGGATATATCTTTTCTTGGCTGTCCATATACCACGATCAGCAATCACTTCTCGTTTCATAACCATACGATTGGATACACCACCAAACATATCAAATAATTCATCATAGGCTTTAGCCAATATATCTTCTAATTTATCAGACGACACTTTGTCTAAAAAGTCAATGGTATTGTTTGGATTGACTGCCTGGACCAAATCATCTAGGCATACATACAACGAATCGGTGTCAATTGCAACGACATAGTCTTTCCATGTCTCTGTTCGCATAGCTCTATTGAGGTAGGTATTGAGTGCATATTCGGCCCATCGTATTGTAAGTTGTCCGGTGAGGGTAATGGCCTCTGCCACCCGCTGATCAAAAAACCTAAAATACTTATTACCAAGAGCACCGTAAAGGGAATTAAGGAGTATCTTGATAGACATCTGTCTATTCTCTGCAATAGAGATTTCTTTCTCAATTCTGTATAATTCTTGTTTGTCATCTTTATCCACCTTTTGTAATTCTTTTTGTGCTTTAATCATGTTGTCTTTTATACCAACACGTTCTTGATACATCTCGTCAATAATTAAAGGAATAATTCCAACCTTATCTGTATTGAATACCTGACCATTGGCTGCCAAAGCTTTACCAAGATTGTCTGGTCTTTGAGATTTAGTTAATACTGCTTCTATGTCAACCTTAGATACTTCACCTTCGGCAATAGTTTCAGGTGACATATTATATTGCATAATAATAGAAGGGTATAGTGAGTTCAAGTCAAAGCTGACGAGGTTCTCGTGTATACCAACGTGTGGGTCTTTGACAAAACCACCAGGGTAAAATGTCTTGACCTTATCTTCTATGAAAGGTACAACAATTTTATTTTCATATAGCTTACGATATATGATTGTGTCCCATATTGCTGTTGTACCAAATGTGTCATTATAGTTCACACCACCTTGATAGGCCATAGTCATACAAAGAGTAATCAGTCCCATCTTATCTTCTATGCGATCAACCAACTCAACGTCTTTGATATTATAATCAATAAACTTTTGGAAGTTGTGTTTATATAAAGTATGTAGTGAACCATATTCTTCATAGCTTAGTTTCTTTTCGCCAAGAACAACATGAGCAATATGATCTAACTTATAAGACTCTTGAGGCCCGTAGGAATAGCCAAACTTTTGAAATAAGTCTAAGTAATCTAGTTGAGCTATTCCCTTGAGCTCGTAAGCGGTTTGTGTTCTACCCATCTTTGTTACATCTTGTCTGTCGATCATACCCCAGGGACTCATTCTTTTCACATAAGATTCGCCTAGAAGTTTATGTACTCTATTCACAAGGTATGGTATATCGAAGAACCTTGTATTCCAACCAGTGATAATGTCTGGTGTCATAGATGGTTGAGATATAAATGTAATGTAATTAATTAATAGATCAGCTTCTGTGTGATACCTATGATAAACAACTCTATGTGTTTTCATTAGAGATTTGTCTACGTCATAGTCGCCAAGACCCCACACATGATATGTGTTATCAATATTATTTTTAGTTGTTATTGATATTACAGGATTCTCTGCTTTATCGGGCTCGGGAAAGCCATCATCGGACGCAACCTCGATGTCGATAGTAGTCACATTTACTTTGTTCCTATCGAATTCTATTTGACCTGGAAAATAGTCATTGATAAAGGTTGAGATATACCTGGTATTTCCAAAGATGTGGAGTCCGGCGGTTTGTTTGTTTTTCTGATACCATTCGTTTGCTGACCTCATAGAGTCAAATGGTATTTCAGCCACAGGTGTACCATCCAAAGCTTTCCAATTTGTAGGTCTGTTTGTACTGACATACAGCTTTGGTTCGTATTTAATCTTTTCTGTGATTCGTTTGTTGTGGTCATATCCACGTAAGAGAATCATATTCCCGTATCGTGAAACATTAGTATAGAACTTAGACATATAATATATTATAACACAGTTTAAGTAAAAAGTAAACTGTTTTTTTCATTTAAGGTTGGGGTGGTTGCCCACCCCGATGTTCTGTGTTTGCTCAAATTGTAGATAACCATATTAACATTGGTGCTGTGCCTAAGCAAATCAATCCAATCATTAATAATTCCAACGATTCCAATAGAGCCCTCACATAACTTTCTGACACCAAGGTCATTAAAAGTTTCATTTCATTTCTCCAGTAAATTGTTTAATCTACTGAGTTTTCTCTAATATTATCAATTACCCTTTAAGGAACTGTTTTCTTGTTGATGCCCCAGCAGACCCTATTTGAATCTTCCTAGGACGCTGTTCCTCAGGAATCTCTACTCTAGCATAAACTACTAGTATACCATCCTGATAATCAGCACCGTCAATTACGCAATACTCCGAGAGGCGGAAGCTCTTCTCAAACTTGCGGGACGAGATACCTTTAAAAGCATATTCACGTTCATCTTCTGGTTTTTCAGCTCTGATCTTTAAGATACCGTCTTTCAACTCTATCTCAAAATCATCTTTGCTAAATCCTGCCACTGCCAACTCGATTAGGAATTTCTCCTCGTCGATTTTTACAATGTTGTGTGGTGGATAGTTATTAGCTCCATTTCTAGCACTTGAGTGGATTCTTTCTAAATCTTCAAATATAGAATCAAAGCCTACGAATAACGAACGCGGTACGTTCAATGTATTTCTTACCATTTTAATTTCCTCCTATTAATAGCAAGGTTTTCGGGACCCGACCCATTCGGCATCCCTCATATATTTATACAGGTTTACTCTTTAGTTTGAGTATTTCCTATATTATATTTCGGACATAGTTCCCATTGAGTTTTCTCTTTAAAAGGTATAACCTTTATCTGTCTCAATGGAGCACATTCCGATGCTAAACTTGGATTTACTATACTAACTAAACCCCAGTCAGCTAACAACGTAGCAATTGTATTTCTACGATGTATATCATTTTCTAATAGATTGCTTGGTTTGCCATCTAAAAGAAATAGTTCTTTGAAATGAACTATAAAGTATCTGCCTTGTTTGTGTAAGATATGACAAGACTGATATAGTTTTTGATCTTTACGTGATGCTACTCCTATTCGAGTTAGCGTTTCTCTTATCTTTAAAAAGTCGTCTGGTTCATTCAATGACACTTCCAACATGTCATGTGATGACCAATTAATTTGATTTTGTTCTTCCACCTTTATACATCCTTTGTTTTAACTCGTCAATTTCCTCATTACCAAATAAAGATAAAACGGCTTTAGCTTTTTCATTACTATAACCGTAATGTTGTTTGATGAGTTCAAGGTTCTCCACTTCTGTAGGCTTAAACCATTTTGAGAACCTATTTTTACTTCTAATTATATTTATAAAAAAATCAAACTGAAGACGGTTATCCAGATGATGATACTTATTCATTTCATTTGCATAGAGTATCGTATCACTAAAGAAAGATAAAGCACGATTAATTATAAATGGATTATATTCTTTCTCTGCAATATCATCAACCATCACGTCTTTCTTTGTCTTATTGATTGCATTTACATAATCAAATGGGTTCACTTCTTTTTCTCCCATGGTAAATAAACTCTTTTACCTGTTTTCTTTTCATGTGCTAAAACCGATGAGTACAAAGCAAACATTCCCATAAATGTTGTAAAGATAAATGCCATTATATAATCTATTATTTCCATTTCA